GATACGAGATTCTGAGTGTGATCGACATTGATTTGAATCACATGGAAATCGAGATTCAGACAAAGCGAGCGGTGTGATGTCGGCAGTGTCGGGTTTTGAGGATTTGGACAGAGTGTTTCGCGAATTGTCGAAAGGAATGGCAAACAGAATCGCGAGACCGGCACTCGGAAAGGCCGGGCGGTTGGCCGTAAAGAAGGTCAAGGCGACCATTCCAAGTCGCTACAAGGACATCAGGAAGTCAATCAAGTCGCGGTCGATCAAAACGAAATACAACGGCGGATTAGCCGGTAATAAAGTCGGAGCAGGCGTCAGTAGAAAACGAGAGACGAACCCTAAAGAGCGATCGGGCAAAAAAGGCGTTGGTATCGGAGCAAGGAACGTTCACTGGTGGTTCGTTGGGACTGGCGAGCGACGAACAAAGGCAGGCAAAAGAACTGGGCGAATGCCGAAGCATGCTGTCGGAGTCAGTGAAGTCGTCGGAGCGGCAAAAGGCGAAATCGCAGCGATTTTAAAAACCAACATCGAAACAGGCATTGAAAAAGAAGCGGCACGACTCGCAAAGAAACGATTATGAAAAGCGGATTGGTTTCACTTCTGACGGGCGAAGCGACGGTGTCTGCAATTTGCAGCAGCCGAGTGTATGTCAATCGCGCCCCGCAGAATGCAATCTTTCCTCATGTAATCATCACGCAAATGGGCAGCGAAGAAAACGCAACGTTGGATGGAGCCAGTGGCCAATTGCGATTTATCGACTTTGATATTGATTGCAAAGCCAAGTCATCCGTACAGGCCGAGAGCTTAGCAAACGCTGTTAGAGTATTCATCGACGACTACAGCGGAACAGCGGGCAGCTTCACAATCGGGGCCGTTTTAATGAATGATGAATCAGACGATTATGAGCCTCCTCAAGATGGCTCAGATGTTGGTGTGTTCGTGGTCACTCTGGATCTGACGGTCCATTACAACACTTGAAGGGGCCTGAGAAATGGCGAAGTTAAAAGTAAAAGGAACTGTGTTATCGTTGGGGTCTGGTACGACATACACGCCAGTCGCGCAGGTGCGATCATTTGGCGTCGATGGTCTCGAAACAGAAACCTACGACAGCCGGACACTGGATGGAACGGCCGGAGTCGAATACGACCCAACAGGCTACGTGGAAGGCGGATCAACTACCTTTGAACTGCTTCACGATCCTGCTTTGGCGGGACACCAGAATATTCACGACTTAGTGACATCGGCTTGCTTGAATACCAACGGCACGGCAAACAAGACCAACTGGAAAATCATTTTTGCCAATACCGCATCCACAGAAATGACGATGGTTGCCGCCGGCGTAGGATTTTCGATCACTGGAGAGGCTTCATCCGGATTGGCGGCATCCGTTACGCTTAAGCACGATGGCTGCCCCGTCCTCCCTACTTAATGAGGTGTTGACGTGAAGTGCTTAACGAACAGAGATATTGACGCTGACGTAAACTGTTTTCCGAAATACGTCAGCGAAACCGCGGTCGGCAAAAAGGTAATTAAGGCGGGAACCATTATTTGTCGCGATGAGTTTTCACTGGCTGATTGCGTGTCGTTGGTGCTTAATGGATTAGCCACGCCAGCCGATGAGGAATGTCGCAATGCGTGCAATCGATCAGAGGCACAAATCATGGCAGCCAAGGCAGCAATGGACCGGCTGTTAAGCGGCAAAGGAATGGCTGAAGATAAGGAAGAGGAAGACGAAAACGAAAACGAGGAGGATGACGAGTGACGCGGTCGGTAGTTTCGGCAGAAGAGTTTCTAACATCACCAGCACTGGAACGCCAAAAAATTGACGTTCCTGTTCCGGAACTCGGAGAGGGTAAAGTCATCCCGGTTTGGGGAATGACACCTCGCGAGCGGACGGAATTCGATGATCGTCAGGCTCGGTTGTCGAAGGCGCAACGAGCAAAGCAAAAGACAGAGATCCGGGAGCGAATCCTAGTTGAATGCTGCCGGAATGATGACGGCGTGAAACTATTTACCTTTGACCAGATCGCAACACTCGGGCAGCGTCGAGGGGATGTTGTCGAACGACTTGTCAACGTTGCTTTGGATCTATCCGGATTCACCGGACAGGATTTGGAGGCCCTCACAAAAAACTCAGAAGAAGCCATCGAAGGCTAACGGCACTTCGGCTGGCTGAATTTGTCGAGCACACAACAGACGTTGATGGAATGATGGATCGAATGACGCACGCTCAGTTCGACGAGTGGTGTGCAAAGGATTTAATCGAGCCGATCGGAAGTCGCGGAACGAACGAAATCATGACTCGGCTGGCAATGATGATTGCGGGATTTCTTGGGCAGGAAAACGTGAGCCCAGCAGCGTTTGCGTGGTGGATCGAAAGCAAAAAGGACAAGCCTGTCGATGATGATGTTGCGATTGCGGCATTGGAGGCGATAGGAGCAAGGAAAACCTGATGGCTGTCATTGCTGGCGATCTCGTAACACGGCTGGGAATCGACGGTCGCAAGTTTCAAAGCGGTTTGCAAAACGCACGAGGCGAGGCACGCTCTTTCGTCGCGGACGTTGGCAAGATCGTTTCCGGGCTGGCGCTGTATGACATCGGCAAAAGTGCAGTCACAGGCATTTTCGGCCTTGCGAAAGAAACGGTGAATCTCGCCGCAACGGCGGAAACGGCGGCCGTCCAGTTCAAAGTGCTGACAGGTTCAGCGGAGTCTGCCACGGCTGTCATGGCGGACATCAATAAGTTTGCAGCGGATACACCGTTCGAATCGATGGAGATTACTGAAGCCGCGAAACAGCTGATTGCGTTTGGCGGAAATGCTGGAACTGTCATCAGTGAACTGCAGACGCTGGGTGACTTGTCGGCAGGCATGGGTATTCCACTTACGGAACTTGCCGAGCTGTATGGCAAAGCCCGAATTCAGGGGCGGCTGTTTATGGAGGACATAAACCAATTGCAGGGACGGGGAATAAATGTTACTGCTGAACTGGCTAAAGAGTTTGGCAATGTTCGTGACGCTGTCGAAAAAGGGCAGGTCAACTTTGGGCATCTTGAGCGTGCGTTAAAGGCGATGACATCGGAGGGCGGTGCGTTCGCGGGCATGATGCAGGACATGAGCAAGACGTTTGAAGGGCAAACATCCACACTCATGGACAATTTCAAAACGATCGGGAGAGATTTAGGCGAGATGGTGCTGCCAAAACTAACCGAAATCGTCAGCGAAGCGAATAAGATTTTAGCCGCGTTCAATGCTCTCGGAGACGCACGCTGGAAGTTCCTTGGTGATGTGATCGTAGCCTCATTCGATGTTGGCATGGAAACAATCAAGCTTCACTGGTCAGACATGCTGAACAGCATGATCGATCAGGTGAGTGAGATTGACTGGTCTGCATTGCTAAACCCGTTCGCTGGGGTGAATATCAACGATCTCAGGCCGGAGGGCAAGCCGCAGAACTTGGCAGACGCACAGGGGCGACTCAATGCCCTTATGGGCAAACTGGCAAATGCTGGTGCCCAAAATGACATGACGAAACCAGGCGCAGCGAATCCGGGGTTTAACCGGAAGTGGATGGATCGCGAAGTTCCGAGGACGACAGCAGAAGCGGCCACAAGTTTATTCGAAAAACTGCAGGGCAAGTTCGCCGGTGCAAAAATGGGTGCTCAGGGAATCGCAGACCGTGCAAAGATTCAAGCGGGAGCCCTGGGCGGAATGTTCGAGAACTGGTTCGGCTCGCCTGACTGGGAAAAGAACAAGCAAAAGCAAGAAGAGCCACGGCTTGCCGGAGCAATGCAGAAAGGATCTCAGGAGGCATTTTCCACGATCTTTGCGGCTATGTTGAATCGCGGGAAAGATCCCGTTGTTAAGGCCACAGAAAAAGGTGCGGCAGCCGTCGTTAAAGCCATCAAAACAAATAAGCCGCAAATGATCTTGGCGATGGGGGCGGTGAATCCATGAGCGTAATTTTCAAAGAAGAAATTGGAAGCGGTCGCAAGGCAACCAACAGCAAAGGAATGCGAAGTTACTCGCGACAATTCCGGCTCGAAACCACATCGCGATCAGATGGACCGTATGCGGTTGGTAGCGACACAAACCTTCCGGCAATCGGCGCGACGCATCCAGAAGATTCTGGGGCATGGTGTACGACGCTGAGTGTGGAGAATACCGAAGACTGGAAAGGCTGGACGGTCACGGCGGAATACTCAAGTGAACGCGAGCTGTCAGAAACGCCAACATCCGACCCTGTATTTATCACATGGAATTCAGAGCAGTTCCAGCGACCGGCAATCGTAGACCAGACCGGCAACGCGATTGTCAATAGTGCTGGAGATCCGTTTGATCCTCCATACATGATGGACGATTCACGGCGAGTCGTGACGGTGACGAAGAATCTGACAACAGTGCCAACATGGATTTTGACATATCAGGACGCGGTGAACTCAGACACATTCACGGTAGATGGTGTTTCAATCGCCGCAGGCAAAGCAAAGATGCAGGCCGTGACGGTCAGCGAGGTACAGACACGCAACGGAATAGCGTTTCGCACTGTGGTGTTTTCAATCCATCTTCAGAAAAATGGCTGGTTGCTGGAACCGCTGGATGCGGGCTTTCGAGAAAACATCGCTGGTGTAATCTCGAACATCAGGAACGACGGTGATGATGAGCTTCCAGCAGCACCAGTTCCGCTGAATGGATCGGGGGCTGTGCTTTCAAATCCTACACCAGCCACGGCCGTATATGGTTCGTTTACTGTGTACGAAACCAAGGCGTTCTCCTCTTTGCCACTGAGCTAAAAACATGGCTGATGAAATTAAAGTAAACCAGTCCGTTCGGCTACTCAAAGGTGCTCTAAAGCATGAGTTTACGCCGCCTCAAATCTTGATGACGATGACAGGGGCATTGGTTTACGATGTAACGCTGAGCGTGGGCACATCGGAAGAGACCGCTGGCCCAGCATTTGGAGATATCGGAACAGAGGGGTTGTGCGTCGTCTATAACCTTGACTCGGTCAATTATGTGCAGGTCGGCTTTGCCACCACCGTTTATGGCATGCGGCTGTACGGTGCAGGGACTCCGGCAACGTTTACTATTGAGCCCGGAGCAACATTATACCTGAAGGCCAACACGGCATCTTGCAACGTTCGCATCATCGTCTACGAGAAGTGATCAAATGTCAGATCCTGTAGTTGGATTCGACGCAAAAGGCGCAGAGCAATACAAAAAGATTGCTCGTGAGGTTATGCGTCGAATGATGAATCCCGCTCAGGTGCGAGGGCGTTGGCAGCAACGAGAAGGCGGTTCCGGCGGCGGCCATACAATGTGGTTTGTCATCGCTGATGTTCTCTGCCCTGACGGCTATAAAGTCACGCAAAACACAATTCGAGTTACCCCGCTATGGTACACAGGAAACTGCGGCACAGTTCCGCCGGGCCGACAGGATGACGGATATTGGCACGTTTATGACATATGCAGTTATTTGTCTGGGCAGGTCGCTGACGATTTGCCCGGGACAACTGGCAGAGCGACGTATTACTACCCGTACACAGCCGACGATTACGATCCCCCACCTTGCGTTCCGGCATGGATCTTGAGCGACCTTTGCGCACAGCCGGAGTGCTGACGAATGCCATCACGATATCTTCGCAGATCGTCACCAGACAGGCTCAAGCCATGCTCAGAGCGAATGGTTGACGTTTGCGACATCGAAACGGCTGATGGCTGTTGTGGTGTGATTCCCTGCAAACTTTGTCTTGAATGGGAAACCTACAACGACGGCATTGCCTATGGTTCTGCAGAGTTTGGCGGATCATCATGGACAGGGACAGTTGGCGGTCATTCGTTCGTATCGTATTGGGAGCGAAACTACGAATCAGGCGAATGCGAGTACATCGTCACGTTGGACGACGAAGAAGTTTACCGTGCGACATGCTACGAGGGAGCCAGCTGCCGCAATCCATCCGGCGAAGTTGCAGTGTCGACGGCATACCTCGAAGGCACTCTGCGATGGAGCAAGCACGAACCACGCGAACTGGCACTGATCGACAATCCGGACACGGGTTGCAGAGACTTCTTTTGCGGAAACTGCCGGTGCTCGTGTGAGTGTCTTTGCGTGACGATCACGTCACCTTACGGTCTTACGGATCGCGGTGAAATTTGCGACGTGGCGTATGACTGTGATCCGCCGCTATGGTCTGGAAGTGTCGGTGGTTACTCACTCGAAATTGCGTTGGGGCGAGATCAATACGGTGAGTGCATTATCACGCCGACAGTCGACGGCGTTGAGCTGGATGCCGTTTCTGTGGCGGGCTGCGATGATATGTCAGCGAACTTCACGCTAGCGGATGGCTCGGTCGTCGTCGTGCGATGCAAGCAATGTTCCTGCGAGTTGGGCGAGTGCGTCGTTGGTTGCTGTTGGCCGATCACCTACGACGATCCGCTGTACCCCGGCGGGGCGTTGGCAGACATGCCTTTTGATTTGGACGGATGTGCGGCAGCAACGCTCAGTGGAACGTTCCGGCCATTTGAACCGGGAACGCTAACAAGCGGATCGTGCGGTCCCTGCGGAAGTTATCGCGGAGATTGGGCTGGCGTTGTCGTTGGTACGCTCAAGATTGAGTCCGGCGAAAACTGCATGGACACGCCATGCTCAGTGGCGATCTGCTTGGTGCTGGAATGCGTTACGGACGACGAGGACAACGGGCTGGAAGAATGCTGTAGTCATATGCGGTTATGGGTCGGAGCCACGGAGCCACTGGTTGGAGCCGATCCAGACGGACCCCCAGCGGAACTGGTCATTGGTGGCTGCGATTCATGGCTAAAAATAACGCCCACAACTTGCGCCTGTGATGGGCAAAATGGTGTTTCGGCGGTGTTCGATATTTCCTTGGCTCTTGTGCGTGACAACTACACGACAGGCCCATGTGCAGGCCAGCCGATCGGGTGCCAGATTACGTGCCAAACGCTGCAACTTACTATCTGAGGACAGCATGGAGTGTTCCTGCCCAATTTCTGGTTTTTGCGAGCGACGACGACGGGTGATGTCGAGCGTTCATCATCGCAAATGCCAGGCGGGAATGGTTGAGCATCTCGACCAGTTGTATGCTCAAATTGACACAGCATCATTGCCGATCGACGCGGCCCCAAAGCGGGAAAAGAAAAGAACGCCGGGGCGATCGGTGGGCACGTCGAAAAAGACTTCGAAGTCGTGCGCAGGCTGCTCAAAGCCAAAGGGCATCGTTGCCCGCACGGTCGATCGCGTTGTCAGTCTGAAAAACGCAGCGGTCGATTTTGTGCGTGACGGCATGGCCATCGCCAGCGAGGAGCAGCAAGCGAAACGATCCGCAATCTGTGCCAGTTGCCCACTGAACAATGCGGGATGGTGCGACGACACGAAGGGCGGCTGCGGATGCGATTTGGCGTTTAAGGTGATGCCGCGTTCGTCATCGTGTCCGCTCGGGAAGTGGTCGGCGTATCGTGATGAATACAGGCCGCTGGTGAATCCGACGCGAAGCCTGATGTTTCACCTGTACCCGCTAAAGGGCAAGGAATGGAACTGGCATTGGCATATCGAGCAGATCCGAAAGCATCAGGACAAGTTTAACGGCCGGATCGTCATCGGCGTGGGCGTCGATAAGAACACAGCGACGATTGAGGAGGTGCAGGCGTTGTTCGACGGAATTCGCGTCGACCATTGGCTGCGGGCCGACAACAACAAGCTGGCAGAAACGCTGACACACGTTGAGATGCTCAGCCAGTTACTCACCAAAGATCCGAACGCGATTATCTTTAGGGCGCACTCGAAGGGCGTCACGAAGTCGCCTGATGCCGTGGAGCAGAAATGGGCGGAGATCATGTGGGCGGCGAACATGGATCTGCCATCCGTCGAGGATGCGTTGGCAAGTCATGGAGCAGTATGCTGTCTGCGATCGCAAACGCCACTGGTCAAAAAGAAGCCGGGCGACTGGTTTCCGGCCGGTTCGTTCTACTGGCTACGAGCCAACGAAGTATTCGAACGGGATTGGACATACACCGACAAGACCAGATGGTGGGTTGAGTATTTTCCGTGCCATCTGTTTCCGTTTGAGGAGTCAGCCTGCATCTTCCACGATCTCGTGCCGTCGTCTGTTCTGAATCACGCATACTTTGCGGAGCACGTTGAGCCAGAGTGGGCCGCGTGGAAAGAATCACGAGGTTTGCAATGATTCCAGTCATAGTGAATTGTCGGAACCGTCTCACAACAACTCGCAAGCTCTGCGAACAAATCGCAGCCCTCGACAACGCCTACCCGATCATTTTGGACAACGCCTCGACGTGGGAGCCTTTGGTAGAGTGGCTCAATGACTGCCCGTTCGAGGTAATCCGCCTGACAGAAAACATCGGACATCACGCCCCCTGGACTGCGAAGCTCGTCGACAGGCCGAACGATGGATTCTATTGCGTCACTGATTGCGATCTCGACCTAGAGGGCATACCAGCGGATCTCATGGAAGTGCTGCAAGTTCCGCTGAAATCGTTTCGCGGGCCTGTCATCAAATCAGGCGTTGCCTTGCGAATCGATGACCTTCCGCCGTGGCAGACACAGGTCAGGGAATGGGAGTCGCGGTTTTGGCGACAACGTGCTGACGGATTTCGATATTGGGCTCCAATCGATACCACACTGGCGATGTATCGCAGTCACACGCCAGTCAGGATTGCAACGAAGGTTGCTGGTGTTCGTGCGGTCAGAGCAGGCGGCGATTACACGGCCCGCCATACGCCGTGGTATCTCGATCCGACAAATCTGGACGCGGAGAACGCGAACTACTTCGCGACGGCGAACGATAGCAACTCATGGCGGCCAGATGGCGATAAGCTCACGTCAAGATTTTGCACCACAGGAGGATGCCATGCACCCCGGCGCGTTTGAATTCATTGGCAGGCATTTGACGACAGAGTCAATCTACGTTGCGGAGATTGGCAGCAGGGACATCAACGGCAGCATTCGTTGCCAGTTTCCGAATGCCACATGGATTGGCATTGATTTGATTGCAGGCCCGGCGGTCGACATTGTCTGCGATGCTCTGGACTACCAACCACCGCAAAAGGTCGATATCGTGATCTGCTGCGAGGTGCTTGAGCACTGCATGACATGGGGCTCGCTGATTTCCCACGCTGCAAGCTGGCTGAAGCCCGGCGGAAAAATCCTGATCACGTGCGGCGGTCCCGGCAGAGATCCGCACTCAGCATTCGATGGCGGGGCATTGCAGCCTGACGAGCATTACGGAAACATCAGCCTGGATGAGCTGGCCGAGGAACTGCATTACGCCGGGTTTGTGCAGATCGATGTCAGCGGCAATGAACACTGGCGAGACACTTACGCGGTGGCGTGGAAATTGTAGGCAAGACCGTCATAGTTCGGCCGGTCCTGCGGATAAATAGCAGGGGCCAAAAACGCAGTCTGGGAAGGGCCGCATCCGATCGGGTGCGGCTCACTGCGTTTCTGAATACCCCACAAAACACGGGCAAAACAAAATCTTTCCCACAATCCTGCAAAATGATATCACCACGCATTGACGCCCCTGCCGATAGTGATATCATGCCCGCATCGAGACGCAAAACACTGGTAAGGAAAAGAAAAAATGAAAATCACAATCATCGCTAATGACGAATTAACCGGAAACGAAATGACAATTGTGGTTAACGACGGGACATCAACTGGACTTCCAACTCGCGCTAAGTGCCAGCAAATTCTTAACCAGATGGGCCGCAAATATGGGGCTTTGTTGTGCTACATCTCTCACTCAGTGGTGACAGCGTGACCGACACACTCGCAACAATCCGCAACCTGCAAGCCCGCATCATTTACGCCCAGCACGACGGCAACCACGCCGAAGTCTTGCGGCTCAAGAAGGAACTGGAGAACCTGAAGTGACAAAGAAAGTCAAAGGCAATCCCCAACTGCTGCTGCGTGTTCCGCCGGAACTGCAAAAGCCCTTGGCGGATGAGGCGACGAAGACCGGCGAAACGAGGCAGGGCGTGTTGTGGCGGATCGCTGCGAAGTATTTCAAGGGGCGGAAAGCATGAGTCGTGACATTATCCTACTTATCGACGGCGTGATTTATCAGGCCAGCCCGTGGCCGTCACAAATGCCGAATCCGGGCAAGAACAAATACTTGGTCTATCGCAACAGTGAATTCGTCGCGACGGCAAAGACCAAAAAAGAGTTTGAGGGTAAGTGCAGGGATGGCTGGTATGACGCTTGTTCGTCTGCGGTGGAGGCCACCCGATGAACCAGCTCACCCTCTTTGACACGCCAGCCCGCATCTCCCGCAAATCAGACCCAATAACCAGCCAGAAATCAGCAGTCGAAACAGAGCTGCGAATTAACACGTTGCAGAGCTTTGTTTTTCAAGCCATTAAGGACTCATCGAAGCCAATCACGGCAAACGAAGCTGCACACGAAGCGGCTAAGCAATACGTCGCGAACATCGAAACGTTTCGCAAGCGTGTGCGTGAACTGGTCCGGATGGATCTCGTAAACGAATGCGGTGATCGCAAGTGCGAAGTAACTGGCAAGTCAGCGATGACATTTCGAGCAAAGGAGCAGGCATGACAGCAAACGTCGGACGACCGCAAAAGCGAACACCACCGATTCCGCCAGCAGGCTCGCGGCTGACCGTAATCCGCTACATGTTTACAGTCTCGCAGTGGGACAACGCCGGTGGCTATCAAGTGTGGCGATGTCGTTGTTCATGCGGAGAAATTGTTGACAGCCATCGATCGCGCATTCAGAGTGGCGGAACTAAATCATGCGGCTGCCTGCGTCGCGAGATGGCTCGGGAGCGAATCAAAAAAGCTCAGGACGCTCATGTCGAGGCGGCAAAGAAAAGGAGACTGGCAAATGCTAAATGAGATTATTGCAACAGTTTTACTGATCGTCCTAGCGTGGTTTGCGGCCGGATCATCGCAGATCGCTGACGAGCGAAGCCAGATTAAGCGTGGAAACAAGTGGGCGAAAGACAACTACCCACCAACTTACTAACCGGCGAGAGCAAGGGTTCACCGGATCAAATCGGAACGGGCAGATCGTTTTTGTCCGGCCCGCTGTCAACGGCGGCGGGCGAATCTGCCTCAGAGCCTGCTGCATTGAAAAATGATTTTCAACGGCTGGCCCCCGCAAGCCAATGAAGGCGCGGCAGGCTCTGAATTTGTTATCCCTGTGAACAGTCCGCCAGCGGTGGCGTTTACGGTCGTCAATGGCTGTTCACAGGGTGTTTTTCTCTCAATGAAAGGACTTCAAATGCTAGTGCTCAGACGGGCTGTTTCGGAAGAGATCATTATCACGGTCGGCGAAGAAACGATCGTCGTCAAGCTGGTTGACACAATCGGAACTAATCACGCACGGCTCGGCTTCACCGCATCAAAGAACGTGCGGATTGATCGCAAGGAAATTCACGACGCCATTCAGGAAACTGGCTTTAACCCGGAGGCGTTTCCAATCGCTCCGCTCGTGCCAGTGATTCGAATCGGCGATCGTCTTCCGGGCGAACTCATGCGGAGGAAAGTGTAATGACACGACGCAAGAAAGCCGGGAAGAAATCCAACAGGCTGCACGCTTCAGTCGATCGCAAGCCAATGACGCGAGATCCATCATTAGAAGAGATTTGGGGCACTGAAGCAACTATCGGACTGGCGGAATCGATCCGCATGGAACGGCCTGATCTTCCAGAGGACAAAGGCTTGTATCGGCCGTCACAGATTCGTGAGTGTTCGACGCAAATGCTTCCAAGTGGCAGCGGCGTTTTGAGGGGGCAGGGATGAGAGAGTTCGTCGTGTACCACGAGCCAGTTGGACAGCCACGACATCGCATATCGACACACGGGAAACATGCTCGCATGTATCTTCCAGCGAAGCATCCAGTTCACGCATTTAAGCGGGCAGTCCAAGCAGAGTTCGGAAAGCGACTGCCATTCCATGAGGCGGTGGAGATTGTCGTCAATGCTTGGTTTCCTCGGCCGAAATCGAAGACGTGGAAAACAAGGCCGATGCCATCGTATCGGCATATCAAAAAGCCTGATGCTGACAACGTGCTGAAGGCCGTGCTTGATGCGTTGAACGGGCTGGCGTGGGTCGACGACGCGCAGGTGTTTTCAGCGACCGTAAGAAAATTTGTGTGCAGTGGTGAGTGTGTTCCAAGGTGTGAAATCGTTATTCGCGGGGTGAGCGAATGAGTGAAGTCTTCTGCATTAGTTTCACGCCATCGCACGAATACTGTGCGCACATTCATCGGCGTTACATCAACGAACGCAGTTTCGGGGCAACAGCCGGAGACTCGTATTGGCTCGGGCTTGGAACGTATGACGTTGTCGATCCGTTTGCACGGTATCGCGACGACGAACGAAAGCCGATCACTCATCCGATGTGGCGGGCAAGGATTGAGAAGGCAAAACGAGACATTGAGAAGCATAAATCAGAACAGCGAGTGCAGGTGCTCGCTGAACAATTAACCGACGAAACGATCTTTTTAGAAATCGAGGCAATACGAAAATGGGCACGATCACTACTACAACCAACACGGTCGGAGACTGGCTCACGCGAATTGACGCAAGCCGGAACGAACTGATTGACGCAGCAAAGAATGGATCACGAATCAGCGCGGCGTTTGCGATGGCAGAGGCTCGCATTCAGTTAATCGAATCGCTGACCGATGAGAACATCAAGGCCCGTCTGCTGCGAATGACGGACCCGAGAATTAACATGGTTGAACTCGCCAACAATCCAACCGACGAGGACCGGATTAGAGTTTGTGCGATTGCCATTTTGAGTGGCTTCTGCCCCGGTGATGATCAGTTTGCCGTGTTCGGCGGCAAGGGCGGCGGAAAGCTCTACACGAAGGAAGCGGGTTTCCGAACGCTGTTTGCTCACCTTGGAATCGTTCCAGAGGTTTCGGTTGGGCATCCTGAGTTCGTGCCGCTTGGAAAGTCAGGAAAGAAAATCTGGCGAGTCGAAGGAAGGGCGTCTTGCTCCTACGGCGGCAAGGAATACGCGGTCGAGTTCTCTGGGGCGATGGCCTTGGGCCTTCCGGGCTATGAGTCGGACAATGTGGCGGGAATCACTGCTAAGGGCCGTAGGCAGCTTCTGAAGGCTTTGTGGACGAAGGTCTCACCGATTCTGAATGATGACCAGGCGGACGAAGTGGAAGTTATGCCGCAGACGATGCTGATTGAGGAGCCTCGACAGCCAGTGGCGGTCGAGCCTGAGCCATCGGAAACCGAAAAGCACGAGCCATCGCTCGCACGCATCCGGAAGATCCTCAGTGACAATCCGGACCAGCTCACGTTCGTTGAGTCGGTTTGGAATGAGATCGCAGCGGCAAGGACCCATGAGAAGCTGGAAGAGGCTGGTAAGGAATTGGCAGCGATGAAAGCCAGCGTGAGCAGTCAGGTGCTGTCACTGGTGCGGCCATACTATCAGGCTCGGCAGGCGGAGCTGAAAGGCGGTGCGGCATGAGTCGGCCATCATGGATGTTGCCGGAGATTCAGTCAATAGCGGAATTCCCCGCAGAACAGATCGCACGGCAACTTGGAAAGCTCTGCCGATACGCCGGAGCAACGCCAGATCATTACAGCGTGGCTCGGCATTCTTTGGTTGTTGCGGCATTGGCTCCTGACGATCCAGAACACAAGATGGCGGCGTTGTTGCACGATGCACATGAGGCATTGACTGGCGACATCCTGCGACCGATGACGCGGCTTCTTAGCATGTCCTCGCGAATGGAGATCCTCTGCGAGCAACAAGCCATTGACAGGCAGTTGTATTTACTGATTGGATTCGATCCGTCAATCGCTGTGCTAAACGCGGTCAGCACTGCCGACGACACGGCCTGCAAGCTGGAGATGCAGTTGCTGGGCAAGTCATCCAGCGAGATCACGGACGCACTGCCAAATCTCAGGGAAGCAGCTTGGCAGTTGGCGTTTCACGGAAACGCACAGATTGACGCGATGCACTGGCTAGTGTCGTTCAATGAAACACTGAAAACGCTGGAGGCCATGCGATGACCAAACGCA